GAACCAAAAGATGTTCCACCAGTATTGCCTTGCGATGGGCTTGTGCTTGGTGTGTTACCTGCACCGCCAGCATAGTTAACTGCTTCTGCTCGACCGGCACCGCCACCACCCGAACCACCTGCGGTTGCTGTTGGCGTGTCAAATGATCCACCTTTACCGCCACCCGTAGATGTGATTGTGCTGAACACGCTGTCTAAGCCATTGTTGCCAGCGCCGCTTGTGCCTGCACCACCAGCTCCAACGGTAACGGTTAGTGCTACACCTGCTGCAACAGCAAAACTTGCTGATGACCTGTAACCGCCTGCGCCACCGCCACCAGCAGCATTTGCGTTAATTGTTGAGTTACCGCCGCCCGAACCACCACCAGCAATAACTAAGTATTCAACAGTTGCAGGGGCATTTGCACCTGCACCCACTCCAGCCAAGATTTGCATGACGTTATGCGCTTACGTTGCCGACCATAATCCAAGCGTCGGTATCCCACTTGAGTACGGTACAAACAGCGTATTGAGTTGTGAGTTTAAGTTTGGCACCAGCAGATCGGATGACTGCGGTTCCACCGGCAACGAACGTGTAGGTTGCGGTACCAAGGTTCATGAAGTTCAGTTGGTCACCGATTGCGAATGCTGTTGTTGCGTTCGCTGGGATGGTGACGGTTCCACCAGCAGCATTGATAAGCGTGGTGAGCTGTCCGACTTGGGCGGTGCCAGGTGTGTAGGCCGTGCCGGTCTGAGCGTTGACAGTTATCAGCGCATTAGCAAGGATGTTCATGTTATTACTGGTGAGGGTATCCCCAGGTGAAAATGTTGGACGAACTGCCATAGTGTCTCCTACTCTAGCCGATGATTAGTTTACGCTAAACCCTTAGTCTCATCATCTAGTTCATCGGTGTCAAGGATGAAGTAGGTGTAGATACGGGCTGGGTTGGTGTACAGGGTGACGATGTGACGGTCTGGGGTGATGTCATGGCTGATGCCTTCGAGTGCCATAATTTGTGTGATTGACGATGGGGTTGATGGGGCTGGGAATGATTTGGTGACCGAGATTTGTGAGCCGATGTCGAGGTTGCCGATGATGGTTCGCTGTGCATCGGTAAGGCCGTTCATGATGATTTGGATGTTGCCAAACCAGAACGCCGGAACCTTACGAATCAGGTAACCAGCAAGGTCACCAGCATCATCCAAAGTTTCTAGGAGGGTGACGACGAGCGGGGTTTCTTGTACACCGAACTCAGCTACCGATTCGGCTGCTACCGCTTGGGCATACTCAATGGTTGGTTGCAGGTTTTCTGCGGTTGGAATAGGTGGGGCGATAGCGACGTTAACTGTGTTCACTACTGATTGTGATGAGACAGAGAAATCGTTTGGTCGTGCAGCGTTTTCTTTAGCGAAATAGTCTAATAGTTCTGCGTTCAAATCAGAAAACAGAAAACTGAAATCGACGCCATCAAAACTAATCATTGACATATCAGTTGTTCACAATCTCAAAGGATGAGTATCGGATAGCGGTACCAGCAGCATCAGATAGCACAGCATCCAAATCTTGCAGTTCACCTAAAAGGCGACGGTCAAAAGCAAACGTGCCGTCAGCCTTCATAAAGATTCTTCCCTGCTCAGAGTTATTTACCCGCATCAAATAATCCAACACAGAAGACGAAGCATCGATTGGGGCGTTACCTAAGTTCGCTACACCGACCTCAAGGTCACGTTGCCCAGGTCGAGTAAACAAACTTTCATTATCAAGAATAGCTGCTATCCGTTGATCTGACCGTTGAGGCGTTACTGCAATAACACCAACTTTACGATTGTTTAACGTGAACAAAGCATCCGAACAATTCACCGTCACCAAAGACCTATTTGGGTTCTCGATTGACTGGCTGTATTGGGTGATAACTCCAGTAAACAGATACACCCCATCACGGCTAATACGCACAGCAGAGTTCAACTCAAACCCCAAACGATCCTTAGTGGTGTTCCAATATGGCGAGCCAGTATTGACCAGGCTGAAACTGTAATCCGAATCCTCAATCTGTATCACCGCAGTTGCAGCTTGACCGGTAGGGTCACGAAACCTGTTCTGCCTGCCACGATTGATAGATACCTGCTTCACGTAAGCAGTCACATCCTGAAAATCGGTGGTTCCGTCCAACACATAAACCGTGCCGTCAAGCACACCAGCCAACGCCGAATCCAAAACAAACGCATTCGTTGTTGAACCAAAATCCAACTCAACCGTATAAGTCCCGCAGTTAGGAATAGCGACAGACATTCCAACCCCTACTTAGTCGTCACAGGAATCTTGCCCACAGAACGGTTGTACTGTTGCAACGCCTCAACAATTTTGTTCGGCAAACCCTGCTCAGCAATCGCAGAGTTGATAATGATATTCACAGTCTGACCACCCAAACCATTCAAATCCTTCAACGGGATAACCAGCTCTGGCCCAGCCTCACCGATTAGAGCTGCCATAGGATTTTTGACCAACCCGCCTTTTGCCATCGCAACCAAAGTCCCAGCCTGCCAATCATTAAACAGTTTAGGGAACTTCTTTTTAGAGTCAGCAACAGGAGTCGCAGATTTCAAGGTTTCGCTATTCGGATGCAACGCTTTAACAGCATCCATGAACGTAGCGAACTTTACGCCCTTAGATGGTGGAGGCATCAAAGCCTCAAACGGGTTAGGTTGACTGCCAAGTGTTTTGAAATACTTCGTGATTAAGTCAATCGTTTCCTGCAACGAATCATTGAAATCATCTTGAGCGTCCGTAGTGTTTTGAACCGCAGCTTCCCAATCCTCATACGCAGACACCTGTTGAAGAATCGCATCCTGAACCATTGCCAACGCATCGTCATAAAGAATCGAACCAACCGTTGCACCATAAATCGTGTCATTCAACAAACTTTGCTGGGTGTTCAATTCCTTAGTTGAATCGATCTGCGCATCAATCGAATCCGCAACCGACAACTTCGCATCAGCAACAGCCAACTCTGCGCGACGAATATCCATAGCCGAAGACTCAGGGTCTTTACGAACCTTAATAAGATTCGCCTCAGCATCAGCAACCGAATAAATAGCCTCCTCAACCGAAGCATTCGCACGTTGCTGACCACGCAACGCACGATCAACCTCAACCTGTGCAGCCTTCGCCTCAGCCGAACCAGCACCAAACCCACGCTCAATCTGAGCCAACTTCGCCTTAGCAGCAGCCAACCTGTCATTCGCACCAGTCAACGACAGAAGCGATTTATCCTCAGCCTTCCTAGCCTTATTCAACCGATCCTGCGACACAGTAGTTTTGTCTATCTGTTTGCCATATTCTTTCAATATGTCTGTAGAGTCTTTTACTGTTTTAGTGACCTTGCCCAAACCTTTATTATCATCAACCAGTTCTTCAATAGAACCTTTCAAACCTTGTTGCGCTCGAATCGCTGACGGAACACCACGCACCGCATAATTGTTAATCCCTTTGGCAACAGCGTCAAACTGTTTGGATATTGAACCGACATCAACAAAGTTTTGAGTTGCCTTATAAAAATCTTTTCCTGCACCAACAAAGTCACGAGCTGTCAATTTGAATGTGGCACTTGTAATGAAGTATGCCTTGGCTAAAAGATTTATTGCTTCAGCTGCACCAAGCGTTATGGCTTTGAATACGTTGATAACCTTTGGCCCGGCATTACCTGATTCAAAAATCAACTGTTGAAACGCAGCGACTAATCCCTTTTCACCCATAACGGTAGTGATACGTTGAACGGCTGGAGCAACATTCTTCACCAAAAAGTCTGAGAACTTTTGCAGATATGGCAGCAAGGCTGCACCGATTGATTCAACAATCTCCCCGAACTGTCCAGACAAAATCTTCAACTGTCCACCAAAGGTATTCGCAGCAGCTTCGGCAGCACCGCCGAACTGATCATCCAACAATCCAAGCACCTTGTCAAAATCTTTAGATTTCTTAATGTTCTCATCAAGTGGAATACCAAGTCTTGATAATGCTGTGAACTGTCCCTGGCTGGCCTTAGCCAACGCCAGCGAAACAGAAGCAAGGTCTTTACCTGTGGCAGCAGAAATATCTTGAGCAGTATTCAACAATGATTGCGATTGAGTCAGGTCACCTGTTGCTCGAACCAACGTGCCAAGCGATGCACGAAGCTCCACATCCGAAGTGCCGTATCGAAGTTGAGTCACCGAAACATACCGTTCAGCCGATTGAGTCAACGCCTCATTAGCCCCAAAGGTTTTCTCCAACTGACGCTGCAACTCAGCCTGCGAAGCCTGATCCTCCATCGCAGCCTTAACCGCTTTGGTCAACCCAACAGCGATAGCACCAAACGCTACGGTAGCCCCAACCGCCATCGCAGAAAATAGTGGGGAAGTTTTCCCTACCTCTTTACCGAAACCTTTGATGTCACCAGATAAAAGTTTTAAGCCCGCTTTGGCTGAAGCAGTATCAGAAATGAATTTAACAACGAACGTCCGCTCACCAGCCATGCGCCGATTCTACTCAATAACAGACAACCCATTCCGCAAGGCAACAAACTCATCCAGCATCGCAGAATACAAAGCCTTTCCCGATAGGCCATCCCAACGAGAAATATCTACAGGAGCATTCCACCAATCTTCATCCAACACCTCTGCACCAGCACGACGTTGACGTGGCTGACGAACCTGCTTAGCGCGTGGAGACACAGGATCAGAAGCAACCTGAACATCGAGTGTGAACGATGAATCAAGCAACGCACCATGACCCTCATGGAATTCAAAGATTGCGTCAGGTGCGTGTTGAGGTAGATAGAAAATACGTGCAGGGTCTTTAGTCTGAGGGTCACCAACCAAACCAATACGGTCATGCAACTCAGCCCACACCACCCGCCACAACGACGCAGGCACCTTCTCCGCTAACGGCAAGACCAAGTGATAGTGAGGATCAGACAACGAATGCGAATACGTGGAATATGCAAACCATTCCAAACCATCCAGTCGAGCATTGTCAAACGCTTCACCGTCCATGTCCACCACAAGGGCTTCCACAAACCTGACATTACGGTTGCCTCTGGTAGTACCAGCGTCATACTCAACCGGAGACCACAACGCCCCCGCAGCCTTCTCAGCGTTCTCCTCATGGAACGACAACAACTCCTTGAGCTGCACCCACGACGAAGCCAACGGCTTCGGATAAATCGACTTCACATTCTTAAACAAAACAGCCATAACCCCTCCTCCTAGAAGGGTACAGGAAACCAACCAAAAGTCAAGCACTATCTTTCAACGTGGTAATCACCTTTTGAATAGCGTCCAAATACTCCCTAGCAATGTTCTCTTTTTCCTTACGGACAGTAGGCCAAAAGAAATAAGCGGTCTTCCCTCGGTGGCGCAAAAACTGCTTCGTTCTAGGTCGCGCTCCACCACCGAACTCAGCACCAAAGAACACATCACCCCTGGTGACCTTGCGCTTGCGTTTGCGGTTCGGATTAGAAACAGAAACAAACCCAGATTTGGTAGCCAAATAAACTTTAGGGATACGGTCTTTACCGACCCTCATCCCTTTCATCACCTCAAGAGCTTGACGGTTACGGAACACACTCCCAGCCTCAACCCTGGCTTTGACCAACAGATTCTCAGCCACCTTCCCAGCAGCGACACGAGATTCAACATCAAATCGCTTATCAGCCTTTGAAGCGTCGCGCAAAAATTCGTAGATGCCTTTAACCTCAACACCGTTATTGCCAGCGATAACGCTGACTGAACCTGCTCTACCAAATGCTTGCGCCATAGCAACAGACTACTTGTTTAGATTGATTGCTCTCCAACGTAGATAAGCAAACATGGTGAACAACATTCGAGGGTCTTCCGTCAGCAAAACACTGGGAGCAATACCTGTCTCTACCGACAGGAACGCAATCATCCAATGGGCTGACTTGTCTCCAAAGGGACGATCACAGCGTCAGCTTGGTTACCCAACTCCAATGCTTCAATCTCATTAATCCACGAATCAAAATCTAAACCTGTGCGCTTGGTGCGATGCTCAGAATGCCAAGCCAAGAAACCTAAATCGGTGAGAGTTAGTTCGGCCTCAAACTTTGCAACGCTCTTACTGAACTTCTGTTCAAAGGCGATGAAGTCTGGGAACGCAGCAATAATGGTGCGTTTCTTCTGATCCAATGACGACGTTACTTCTAACGCTATTTTCATTTTTCCTCCGCAGGGTTAAGGGTTACTTAGAAAAGTTATGCGCCAGTACCGGTCTTAGTTACAGCACCATCGATTGGGTAGGTGATGCTCGCTGTAGCGAGGTCGCCCACCGCCCCCGATACGGGTGTCCAAGTTAACGGGAGAGCCTGAAACGCATACGATGGATTGCTAGAAGAAGCAGCACCAGTTCCGTTTGGCTTAACTGTCATCGGTACAGAAGTACCCGCAGCCCAAGCATCGTAGAACAACTTCTCAATCGTTGGGTAATCCTGATGCAACTCAAGTGTGATTGAGTTGTCTTGAAGACCTGCGATGCGAGTAACTGCACCAGATGAACCGAATGAAGTTGTAGCAACTTCCGCTTTTGACAGGTTGAGTGTTACTGATGCTACGTAACTTGTGATATCGGTGTTTGCCGTGCCGAAGGTGACAGCTACGTTTGTGAGAACTTGCTTTGCCATGTTTGATACTCCTGCCTTCCGGCACTCGAAGATTTACTAATGAAACTATACACGCCAGCAGGATTGCGTATCAACTAAGCGTACACCACCACACGGAAGTCAACCATCAGATATGTCGCATCGTTGCCGTCCATCGTGGAGATATTGGAGGCAGACTCAACCAACAGATTTGACACAACCCCACCCAAAGACCTGTCAGCCTCCAACGCTGCACGAACCGAAGTCGCACCCTCATACGACAAATACCCATCCAAAGCAGTCTGAGCTGTGCGTTCCGCAGACCTACCCACGCACACAGACACCACGAAGATATGGGTCACTAGCCCACCACGCATAGCCCCGTTGTAGGTGATTGATTCCAACATAGGCCAAGCGAACGGAGCATTGATATTGTCCGGTTGCTGAGCGTAAGCCCGTAAGCCTGGGATCGTGGCTAAGGCGTTGGAGATACCTGTCTTGATGTCGGTGACTGAGTAACTCATGCAAATATCCGCATACGACGATACGGCTCGACTAGCTGAGCCATATCAGGATCAAGGAAGCGAGACACACGAATCGCACCCAAGTCACCGAACCCAGCCACACCAAGAGGCGAGTCGTAGCGTTTGAAGATTCGTGAAGCCTGAATGATTGTCGCCTGTGTTATCGGCTCCGGCACAGCAGGCCAACCGAACACAGCAGTCACTTGAACCAAAGCCTGCTCGCCATAGTTCGCATTCACAGTTGGGAACAGGTAATCGCCAACAGCACGAATCTTGTCGTAACTCCACTCCAACCCATCAAGGTTTCCGTTCAACGGTTCCAACTGATAATCAGAACGAGACCACGTAATGTCAAAAGTTCCGTCAGCCTGCGACGAAGTTTTTAATGTGATAGCAGTTCCAGCGATGTCATCAATGGAGCAGTAGAAAGAATCCTCAGCCTGATACACACGCGCTGCCGTACCACTCTGCCAGAACTTGCGATTGCAATAACCATCAATCAGACGTGACGCTGCACCAACACAGTTATCAATCAAGTCGTCATCAAGGGTGTCAGCGGTACCGATGCGGAGAGCTGCTTTGACCTGGTTGCGTGTGGCGTAGCCATTGGTGATCGTCATGGTGTCCCGATTCTAGTTGATT